CGCTGGGGCCCAACAATCAACCCAATATTCCTGATCCCAACCACCCGGGCCCAGGAGCCACTCTAGGAGATCTAGACCTAAGTGTTTCTATTGGTCCACGCATCTCTCGCGACGGCGTAGACTTTTCGGGATCAGTAGCAGGAATCTTTATGGCAATGCCCACACCCTTTGGAGTTGCGGGTATCCTTTTGCAAATCCTTCAGGATGTTATTCACAACCTTTTGGAGTCTGAGTCGCAGGGAGATGAGGAAGCAGATGGTCCGCTGGTCGATATTGATGATACAACGACCGCTAATGAATGTGAATAACAATGCTTAAAAATGATTTAAGCGAGTAATTATAGGGGAGAAGTTAATGTCGTCAGGAATTACACCAAAGCTACCTCTTGCCACCGATTATACGTTTGGAGTCTATAATCTCATTACTGATTATGAAACCTTAGCGATTCAGAATCTTAAAATGTTAATATTGACCAACCCAGGCGAGAGGGTAATGGATCCTAATTTTGGTGTGGGAATTAAAAGATTTTTGTTTGAACCGGCCACTGGGCCACTTTATAGCGAGGTATCTACGAGAATTAATCATCAGGTAGCTAAGTATCTACCTTTTGTTGAAATTTTGGGAATTGATTACGGTGTCCCCGAGAGCGCGCCGGATCTTTTCCCTCACACTTTAAAGGTTACGATTCATTTTAGTATAATCCCGTTGCAAATAAATACGGTTTTACGAATAGATCTGATAGACAACTAATTATTGATGAGGCACTTTTAGATGGCGAAAAAACTACAACCAATTAACTACACCAGTAGAGACTTTGACTCTATTAGGGCTGACCTAGAAGAGTACGCAAAGCGCTACTACTCCGAGACCTATAAAGACTTTACTCAAGCCGGCTTCGGTTCGTTGATGCTGGACACTGTATCTTATATTGGGGATATCCTCTCCTTTTATTTAGATTACCAAGCAAACGAGAGTTTCTTGGATACGGCCATGGAGTATACCAATGTGGTTCGTCTGGCTCGCGAGATGGGATTCAAACTAAACCCCAACGCCTCATCCTATGGTCTCGTCACATTTTACATTAAGGTTCCCGCATCTAGCACGAGTCTGGGTCCAGACTACAATTATGCCCCTGTGCTTAAGGCCGGCAGCGAGTTGTCTGCGTTAGGCGGTGGCTTTTACAGTTTAATTGACGATGTAGACTTTAGTGCTACAACAAATCCTGTGGTGGTAGGCGCCGTAAATAATACAACCGGCAATCCGATTAACTATGTGATCCGGTCTCAAGGCCGCGTAATTTCCGGCCGTATGACTACTGAGACTTTTGAGATCGGAGCGTTTGAGAGATTCCGTAAGTTGAATCTAGGCACGAGCATCATTAATAATGTGGTTCGCGTAGTTGACTCCGAGGGTCATGAGTATTATGAGGTGGAGAATCTTTCTCAAAATATAATTTTTAAAGCGCTTAGAAACACGAGCACCACCAGAGCCAGCGTTCCCAATATTTTGAAGGCTACCCCCGTTGCCCGTCGTTTTACCACCGAATACGATGGAAATCGCACCACCTTGCAGTTTGGCTATGGCTCAGACTCAGAACTTCTCTCCGAGGCGGTGGTCGACCCCACCAACTTGATGTTAGATTTAAACGGACGCACGTACGTGACTGAGACCAATTTCGATCCTACTAAGTTGATTAGCAGCGATAAATTTGGCATTGCACCAGCCAACACCACCCTTACCATTTCATACCGCTACAACACTGTTGCAGATGTTAATGCTGCAGTGGGGGCCATCAATCAAATTACCGCCCCCCATCTACGCTTCAACAATCAGGCGCAACTAAACGTTGGTAAGCGCACCGATGTTAGAGCCTCCCTAGAAGCATTTAATGAAGAGCCCCTAGTAGGCTCCGTGGAGCTACCCTCGTCTGCCGAGGTTAAAGAGCGTGTGTTTGGATACTTCGCCGCCCAGAACCGGGCAGTTACTGTAGAAGATTATCGTGCCATCATTTATGGAATGCCAGCAAAATTTGGCGCAGTGAAGCGGGTAGCCATCGAGCGCGACTTTGATTCATTTAGGCGCAATCTTAATGCTTATGTTATTTCTGAGGACACAAGCGGTAAATTACTAGCGGCCAATAGCACACTTAAAAACAATGTTAAGAGTTGGATTAATCACTATAAGATGATTAACGATACAGTGGACTTGCTTGATGCCCAAATAGTTAATTTTGGGGTAGAATATTCCATTGTTAATGATTATAGCACAAGCCGATTCACGACAATTTCCAAATGCAACAGTACCTTGGTTAAATATTTCTTACAAGGGTACGACATCGGTGAAGCCATTAATATTAGCGACATTTATAAGGTACTAAACCGTGTCCCAGGGGTGGTTGATGTTGTAGACGTGCGCCTCAAGCTCAAATCGGGAGGCTCCTACTCCGAGTCAAATTACGATTTTGATAGCCACCTGTCGGTGGATGGACGTCAGCTAGCAGCAGACGTGGGGGTTATTTTTGAAATAAAATTCCCGAACAACGATATAAAGGGGTCAATTAAATAATGGCACTTAAAAGATACGTTGCCGATGCGGACAACACGATTACAAACGCATTTGAAGGAAATCTTAAAACGCGAGGATCCGGATCTAATATGGGTTACGCTGACGCCCTGGAAGTGTTTTCGATATACGGGCAACTTTCTCAATCGTCGGGACAAACTCAGGAGCTTTCTCGTATTCTGATGCGGTTCCCGATTGCCGATATATCCTCGGACCGCACCGCCGGGACTCTCCCAGCCTCGGGAAGTGTTTCATTTTATTTACGCCTTCATAACGCGCGCCATCCCTTTACATTACCTCAAGATTTTACCTTAATTGTTAATCCTGTATCTAGTGCCTGGTTTGAAGGTACGGGGCTTGACATGGATGAATACAAAGACCTTGGGACATCTAACTGGCTTGAAACAAGCACCACAGCCTCTTGGAGTGCTGTAGGTGGCGACTATGGCACGCAAGAATATGAGCAACGCTTTCCCCAAGGATACGAAGATATGGAAATTGATATTTCTAATCTGGTGGAAAAATGGATCGCCGGCACTTTTAGCAATTACGGCATAGGGGTTCGTCTAACAGGGAGCCAAGAGGCCTATGCGGCAGCTGCCTCCGGATCGGTGATTGCCAACACTGGGGGTGCGAAGCGATCTTATTACACTAAGAAGTTTTTTGCCCGATCTAGTGAATTCTTTTATAAGCGCCCCGTAATTGAAGCGCGCTGGGATTCCAGGACCACTGATAATCGAGGCAATTTTTATTATAGCAGCTCTTTGGCTCCTGCCGTGGATAATATGAATAATCTTTATTATTATAACTATATTCGTGGAAAGCTCGTTAACATTCCTTCGATCGGTACCGGAAACTTTCGGGTGAAGTTCTATTCAGGCTCCACGGGCCCCACCGGCGACGCGCTGTCGGTTTGGACTGGCACCACCGCGGCAACCTATGTCACAGCAAGCTATGTGAGCCCGGGCATATATTCCTGTAGTGTCGCCATTACGGCCGCGGCTACACCCCTCAAGAAGATTTATGATGTGTGGTACACCGGATCGACCGACTTCTTCACTGCTTCTTTTCTTCCGTCGCAGATCACCACTTACACTAGTGCGCCTACTTTTGAAAAGGTTACGAACATTACTAACCTTAGAGCAGCATATAACACCAATGAGACCGCGCGCTTTAGACTGTTTATTCGTGATAAGAACTGGAGCCCGACACTGTATACCGTGGCCACGTCTAAAATAATCACGGAGGTGGTTACTAGCGCATCCTACTCGATCTATCGGGTCACCGATGATCTAGAGGTGATTAACTATGGCACTGGCAGTAGCAAATGCACATATTTGTCGACTGACGTGACCGGGAATTATTTTGATTTAGATATGTCCCTTCTAGAAAAAGGGTATATGTATGGGATTAAACTTTCATATTATAATGATAGTATAGGGAGTTGGGTCGAACAACCAGGAGCATTCAAATTTAGGGTAGAAGATAAGAACACATAAAAGATGAGTTATAAACACTATTTTGACAAAGTAAGCGCCTTGCAGGCGATCGCTGATAAGTCAGCCCAACAAATTGGTGGGGACATTGAATCAGCTGGGTTTTTGGCGGCAGACGTAGAAAACGACCAGCGATTTATTCCTCGCGTTGATTTTTCGAAGCCCGAAAATTTTGCTCGGTATGGCTCTGCTGAATCTTATTATGCTCAATCTATTAAGCGAATAACCAACACCTACCCCTACGATGGCTCCCTCCAAGAAAAGATCCAGTGGGAATTAGATTCCACCTATATCGATTTACATCTTTTTGATAAGCAGTACCCGCGCACCAACGGTTACGTTATCATGGCCGCGGATGGCTGGGGCACCTCGGCTGTTACTGGCGATTACGGATCTTCCAGCGCCCCCGAATACATTCTGTTCCAAGGGGGCCCTCACGCTAACCCTAATGGGATGAGCCCCTACCCTACTAAGTTCACAGGGTCCAATTATTACGAACCAACCCGTAACCGAGAGTCTAACCTCAAGTTTGACCTTCAGAATAAGGGTGTATCGGTAGAATTCTGGCTCAAAAAAGACGAGTTCTTACCGAGCCTTACAAAGAAAGAGGTCGTTTTTGACCTATGGAATGGTGCAGCAACCACGCATGCGTCGTACGGCCGTCTACGAATTGAGTTGAGTGCGTCAGAAGACGGCACCAGCCCCTTCCTCGTCTCGATAATGTCGGGCGCCGCAGGCGTCCAATGGTCCTCTGTGGGGGCCTCTACGGTCACTACAGCGTCTATTGCGGACGGACTGTGGCATCACTATGCGGTGTCGTTTAAGTCTGCTTCAGCGGGCATTCAGACGCGATTTTATATTGATGGAGAACTAAACAACCAATCGCTTTTAGGCTCCACTGGCATTAACGAAGTTACGGGCGCCCTCCGGGCTTACATCGGTGGACTCACTAGTGCGCCGGCTTCAACATCAGCCGTAAGAACGGCCGGTAAGTTGAGTGCTTCTCTCGACGAGTTTAGGTACTGGAAAACTCAACGTTCTTCTAAGGAAGTGGGAAGATATTGGTTTACTGATGTAAATGGCGGATCCAACACTGATCCTGAACCCTATCAACAAACCCTAGAGAACGTTAATACCAAGCTGGGAGTTTACTACAAATTTAATGAGGGGATAACCAACACCGCCTCTTATGATAGCACTGTGCTAGATTACTCAGGGCGCCTTACAAACGGTACGTGGGTGGGATACACGAGCAACTCTCGTAACACAGGCTCAGCTATTGTGTTGTCCAGCGCCGCCATCAAAGAGTTTAAAGATCCAATCATTTACTCCAACAATCCGGCCGTTTATCGTCTGACAAATCAGTTACAACTTAGTGGCTCCAACTACGATGTCAACAATAACGCTTCAATGTACAATTCTATTCCCTCCTGGATTACCGAAGAAGATCAGGCGGGTGCTGGCCAACTCAAAAGCCTCACGCAAATTCTATCGAGCTACTTCGACACTCTCCAGCTACAAATTGAATCTTTAAGCACATTGGGGAACATCGTGTATCCCAGTGGAAGCCAGAAGCCCCTCCCCTTCACTGACCACCTTTTGGAGTCTAGAGGGTTTGTTGCTCCGGAGATCTTTTTAGACGCCGACATACTACAGCGGTTGGCGTCTCGCAGCGAAACTAAGGTTTATGAAAAGAAGTTGGTGGACATCAAGAACACCATTTATCAGAACATTTATAATAACCTTGCTTATATCTTTAAGTCGAAGGGCACTGAAAAATCCTTTAGAAACTTAATTCGCTGTTTTGGCATTGACGATGAGCTAATTCAACTCAACATGTACGCGGACAATACGCCTTATGCGTTAACTTCTACGCGTAGAAATGCCACGGTGGCGAAGAAGTATGTTAACTTTAATTCCAGAGCGAACACGCAAGCTGTAGTTTACCAGAGTCAAGACGCCTCCAACCCAAATTCTTACGGCTTCATTCCTGCAGCCAGCGAGCTGACCGGCGGCTATGCCTATACTCTAGAAACAGAACTGATGTTTCCGAAGAAACTGGAGAAGTCCCAGGCCGGATACATTAACTCTAATGCAATCTCTGCTTCCCTTTTCGGGGTTCACGGTACAATCAATAGCCAGACTAATACTAAGTGGGCTGATACAGATGCGGTCAATTTCCAGGTCTATGCTGTTCGGGATGAACTAGACTCGACCAACGCACGGTTTGTACTTACAGGTTCAAACGGCGGCTATATGCCCCAGCTTAGTAGTGCATTGTTTCAAGAACTTTACGATAATTCAAGTTGGAACGTGGCCGTTAAAGTGCGCCCCGAGCGCTATCCTCTGAGTAATTTTGTTTCAGGTGCCGATACGGGTAATTATGTTGTGGAATTCCAAGGAGTTAACGCCGACGCGGGCAGCGTGTTAAACTCATTTAACGTTTCTGGGACCATCACTTCCCCGCCGGCTGGGTTTATGACTGGCTCACGCCGCGTATATATAGGCGCCCACCGTCAGAACGTAACAGGAGCAATCCACCAGAAATCTGATGTAAAAATAGCAGCCTCTAGGTTCTGGTTGAATTACTTGGAACCACAGGCAATCGTCGCCCACGCTTTAGATATTCGCAATTATGGCGCGCTGCAGCCCCACCTGTATGCTTATCCCTTTGTTCCCTCCGCTTCGTATGGAGAAGTCAGCAATTTTGATACTTTGGTGTTCAATTGGGGCTTTAACCAAAATACAGGCTCCAATGCCTCGGGACAATTCCCCGTTGCTGATCTTTCTTCTGGTTCGGTTGCTTCGGCCACGGGCCGATATAAGTGGCTGGGAAGCTTGCTTAACTATCAGATGACTGCCAAAGGATCTGAATTTAAGGCTAGTTCGATAACTCCCATAGATAAAGACTATCTTGTCACTGCACGACAAAATTTGGTTGAGGGAATCTTGGCTAACGATATGGTCACCGTCCTCAATAAACAAGACCAACAAATCTTCACGCGAGATAGTCGACCGATTAACTTCTTTTTTGCATTTGAAAAAAGCATGAGCCAGGCCATCTCGGACGAGATG